CAAAGTGGCTGAACACAGGCACAGGCGACCACAGGCTGGTCGTGACCACAGCGAACACTGGTAATGGTGTTGGCGCAGTCACCGTTGTCTATGCACAAAGCAACAACATATTCTAATTTATTGGTGGGGTTTCGGCCCCACCAGCAATTTATAGGAGGGTCAAAGTGGCTAACATTACAAGCATAAAAACGCTTTCTGAAAATACCAGCGAAGTAGTCATGGCATTCCAATTGCAATATGTGGACACTGCGAATGAAGATGCTGTAAAAAAAGTTGATGTCTCAGCTTTGGCAAAAAGCGCAAACGGTGCGTCTTGCAACTCGGTCAGTCTTTTGGAGTGCTGGTGGATAATTCAAGGCATGACGGTTTTGGTGGAGGCAGATGCTGGAACAGATGTGATTATGATGCACATGGCTGAAGATGATATTGGTTATCAAGACTTCAGCAAGTTTGGTGGATTGCCGTCAACTGTAGAATATGGAAGCACAACTGGTGATATCATGTTCACAACAACTGGCCTTGGGGCCGCTGGCGATACATACAACATCGTGCTGCGGATGAAAAAACATTACGCATAGGAAATAACAAATGGCGACATCGAATACAGTAGCGTTTCGCCCAGATGTCGAAGAAATCATCGCAGAGGCTTACGAGCGGTGTGGTATCGATCCGCAAACGCAAACGGGCTACAAGGCTTTGTCGGCTAGGCGTAGCCTAAACTTGTTGTTTAGTGAGTGGGCCAACAGGGGCATCAATTACTGGGCGGTAAAACAGCAGACGCTGACGCTGGTAAACGGCCAGACAACGCCGTACACGCTGCCCGAAGGCACCATAGACATTATGGACGCCGTCATTCGGGACAGCGCAGGCACAGACACGTCTGACCAAATTGTTAACCGTGTGTCGATTGCGGATTATAACCAACTGCCAAACAAAACATCTCTGGGCAAGCCGTCACAATATATGTTGGACAAGCAATATACTCCGCTGCTTTATATCTGGCAGATACCAAACAGAACAACGTACAAATTAAATTATTGGTCGGTAAACCAGCTAGATGACATAACAAAAAGCGACCAAGACGCTGACGTGCCGTATCGATGGTCTGACTGCATATGCGCGGGTCTTGCAAGCAAGCTGGCATTAAAAAATGCACCAGACAGATTTCAAATTTTAAACGAAATCTATGAGAGGGCATTCACGTTTGCGGCGGCTTCGGACAATGACGGCGTCAGCTTGAGGATTCAGCCAACTGCGCTGAATTTATCGTAAATGGCAAAATACGCACGGGGCAAAAAATCCAAGGCGATTAGCGATATAAGCGGCCTTCGGGTTCCCTATACGCAATTGAAAACGACTTGGGATGGCCTGCGCGTATCGCCAGAAGATTACGAACCAAAAAATCCGCAGCTTACCCCTGCGAAAAACATTGTGGATGCAACTGCACTCTTTAATCCACGGCCAGACACAGACCCAGAAAATGTAGTAATTTATATTGGGTATAACTTTGATCCATTTGCTGATCGAAGATTTAACACAAATGTTGGAATTGCTGGAACAGCGTTTACGGGAAGTTCAACTTTTGAGGTACGGCACACGTCCCAAGCTGGTGTTGGTGGCACGGGGGTTGCTGGGCAAGTTAGCCTGTTTATTACAATTGATTATGCAGCCACTGGCGTTGGCAGCATAGGCGGTGTGGCTACAGACAGCTCATCGTACCTAGAATATGCAATAACTGTTGGAGCTATAGCCGCTGGCAACAGATATTATGTTGATAGCGTTCTTCAACAGCGGCTTTATTTGCAAGAGGGGCAGACATACAGATTCGATCAGAGCGCATCTTCTAATAACGGGCATCCGCTGCGGTTCAGCACTACGTCAAATGGTACACACGCTGGGGGAAGCCAATACACGACTGGCGTAACAACGTCAGGCACACCGGGGAATGCTGGGGCGTATACTCAAATAACAGTGGCATCTGGTGCGCCTACTTTGTACTACTATTGCACTAACCATAATTACATGGGTGGCACATCTTACACACCAGCGGCAGGAACGATAACTTTAATAACTACAGTTGTTGGTGGCAATCCGTCAAACCATCCTTATCATAATGTTGGTTCATCTAATAAATATGCTATCGATGGGTCTACTGCGACATCTGATGTCACACTTCTACTGACAGAAGGCAGCACATACAGATTCGATCAGAGCGCATCTTCTAATTCTGGGCATCCACTCAGGTTCAGCACCACAGCAAATGGGACACACGCTGGGGGAAGTGAATATACAACAGGTGTAACGACTTCTGGAACACCGGGGAATGCTGGGGCTTACACCCAGATAGTTGTGGCATCTGGTGCGCCGACACTTTATTATTACTGCACAAATCACTCGTCCATGGGATGGACAGCCAAAACACCTGCATTGACAAGTTCGGGTGGCACGGTTGCAGTTGAGCTTGACGAATTTACGACTGGTCTGGGTGGCACTGGTGCGGCTGGTAACCAATCGGTTGAAGGATCGCCAACTGCGCTAGGAACGGGCGGCACAGGAAATGTTGGAAGTTCACAATATGTCGAAGCATTTGGCTGGGGTCAGGGCGCTTGGAACCAAGGCGCGTGGGGAGACTCAGAGGGTTCACCACACGTTCTGGGGGCAGAGGGCGGCACTGGAGGCGTTGGGATTGCACAGCCATACCTCATAACAACTTGGGGAGAAGATGGCTGGGGAACAGGTCAGTGGAACGCCAATATCAAGCCAATAATTACAGATGCCGCAGGCGGCTCTGGCGGCGTTGGCACGGCGCAAGCGTTGGTGCAAACCTCATGGGGTGAAAGCACTTGGAGTGCTGGTCAGTGGAACTAAGGATAGATAAATGAGCTACGCAACACTCAAGGCTAACATTCAAAATTTCTTGGAAGATGACTCGACAGAGTTTGTCGCGTCGATTGACACGATCATAGCGCAGGCTGAAGAAATGGTTTTTCAGCGCCTACCAAATATGCCTTGCTTTCGCTCGACATCTGCCGCTGCAAATTTAGTGCAGGGAACTGGGTCATATACAATTCCTACTGCCCGAATGATCCGTCAGGTCTCAATAACTTTGGGAACTGGCGTTGTGACTTATTTAGATCACAGGATCGATTCTTACATTCGTGATTTCTCACCTAATCCCGCGACACAAGGCACCCCACGCATGTACAGCACAAATAGTGCAGGAACCGCTGGGACAGTTATTTCAATGGCACCAACGCCGTCAGCAGTGTTGGCCTACAGCGTGGACTTTATAGCGCCTGAGACGGGACTAAGCGCGGCGAACCCAGCCACTTGGATAGATACTAACGCCTCCACAGTTCTGCTTGCTGCGGCTCTGTACGAGGCTTCTGCGTTCTTAAAAGCGCCAGAGACGTTGTCTCTTTACAAAACCCAGTTTGACGAAGCCGTCCAACTTACTGTACAAGAAATGCAACGCGATTACGCAGCAGAATATAACGGAGGCATATAATGGCTATCTCACAGGCGATGAGTACACTTTTCAAAAAAGATGTGTTGCTGGGTGATCATTCACTAGACACAAACGCAATTTACATTGCGCTATACACCAGCAGTGCAACTTTGAACGCAACTACGGACGGATACATCACAGCCAACGAAGTCGGTAACGGGAACGGATACGCGACTGGCGGCATTCCCTTGGCAAACAAAACTGTCACAGAGAATAGCACCAGCGGAATTTTTGACTCTGATGACCCACAGTGGAACTCAGCGACATTCACTGCCCGTGGCGCACTGATTTATAATAAGACGCTGGGCGATGCATCTTCAAACGCAAGAGGCGCGATTGCCATTTTAAATTTTGGCGGTGACTTCTCAGTAAGCGGGGGTACATTTCGGATCGTATTTCCAAATGCAACAAAAGACACTGCAATTGTAAGGATCGATTGATATGACCAGCAGCTATGTAAATAACTTACGCCTAAATGAGCAAGGCACTGGAGATAACTCTGGGTCTTGGGGAACCGTTACAAATCTTAATTTAGAATTGATTGGTCAAGCATTTGGTTTTGGCACACGCGCCATTGCAAATGCTCCAGCGGACAACATAACAATTGCCGATGGCGCTTCCGATGCTGACCGCAGCATGTATCTAAAGCTGACTGGTGGCGGTCAGGCTTGCACAGTAACATTTTTGCCAAACGATGTCTCAAAGGTTTGGCTGCTTGAAAATGCAACATCTGCAACTCTGACATTTACTCAAGGCTCTGGAGCGAATGTCGCGGTGCTTGCGGGTCAGGTTAAAATGATTGCCACGGATGGCGGTGGCACTGACGCAATCGTG